TATGATTTAGACTTTTTACAGTTTAATATTGGCTATCCATCTCCATCAAAACTTTTAGAAAAAGAAACAACTTCTTCTTGGACCTACGAACAATTAAAAGAAAGCTATTCAGCACCCATTCAACAAACCTATTATCAGATAGACAATAGCCTTATTACTGGTTGGGACAACTATGAAGATTTATCTCAAAAAGCATTAAAATATTATGAGTATGATACATCAGAGTCATTTGTTAAAAGCTATGTTACTTTTCAATATATAGCAGATGGAGCAAATGCTCTTGATGATAGCTTTACTATAGACGTACCAGCCAAAGAAGGGTCAATTATTGATATTGATAACTACCCAGATTGGGCTGCCAGTAAGTTTGAGGTTGTAGATAATACAATTATTTATCCTAGCAAGTCTGTAGATTTCAATGACCTAGCAGTTGTATATTCTATTGACTTTAATGTGCGTGGAATTATAAATAGACCAATTAAAATTAAAGAATTAGAGATAGCCTCTCAAGCACTTAGCGATAATGCCTTTAACTCGGTAGGCACTAGGTTTGGAGTTGACCTAATTCCGTATAAGAAGTCTGGAATTTATTTTGACTATAAGTCAAAAAATCCTTTTAGTATTTATAAGTCAAGCACACCATATCTTTATTTAACAAAAAATTCTGGAATAGAAGTTCGTGGAGATTTTGAGTTTGAAACAAATCGTGGTATTGCTATGCCAATTAATAAAGAATTATCAGATGAATATCGTGTAAGCTCAATGCAGGCCTGGATGTTTGCAAATCAAGATTCTTTTTCTGCTTCACCAATTGAGATCTTTGAAATTAGATACAAAGAAGATACAATTAAATTTTACATGGTTGCTGATAGCCCATCTGGATCAAGAGCAAAGATATACGCAACTAGCAGTTTAACTGGAACAGAATACACAGGACTAACTTATTTTTGGAACGGTATATCAGTTCAAAATCCAATTATTACAATAAAAGAATGGGGATCGTTAGGGCTACAGTTCTCATCTGCACTAAACTTTGGTTTATATATTGGTGCAATTAATCTAAATGGTCCAATACTATTTAATAACATATCTTTCTATCAGGCAAACAATTTACAACAAATCCAGAGTGTTGTAACTAGACCTTGGCAAAAAGTTAATATTCTTGAAGGAGTACAAAAGTTTTGGACATATTGGAGCGAGAACTTTACTTGGCAAGAGGCTTTAGTTGTCTCAAGCTCAGAACTATACGGAGTTAATCCAGCAGATGTGTACAAAAACTATCTTGGAACTAATAAGATTATCATTGATGATAATGAAGGCATGACGTTTGATGCTAATAAAGTTAAGATATATAAAGATACTGAGTGGCAGACAAGTACTCTACTGCCAGTCTAATATGGTATACTTGAGGTTATGGATTCATTAATAAACCCAAAAACTGGCAAACCTATTGTCAACAACGTACGCAGAAAAGTCATTGATAAGCACTATGACTGGGGACTTTATGTATATAAGAAGTCAACAGGTAAGTGGTTTACAGACGGATCAGGCTCAGTTTTAAACATACCTGCACAAAAAGGTGACATAAGCAAGATTGCCGAGCTAAAAAGAGAAGCAATCGCTTGTGGAGATGACGGTCAAGGTACGGCAGTCTTTGTTCCTGGTTTGACAAGGGTAACAGAAGAAGAATATTCAGAGCAAAAGGACAGAATGAAGCAAGGGTTAATTCCTTCTCTAAATGACCTTGGTGCCATTGATGCAGCACAAAAAACTTTAAGGATGTATGGCGATGAGGGATAATTCTGATTACGTTAGCGCAAAACTAAATACACAAGAGCAAGAAGAAAACATATTCCACGCACAAGACCCATTTAATAAAACTTGGGATGATTTAAAAGACCTTGGCGGAATCAATCAAAACTTTAAGAGAAGAACTGTTAGACTTTTAAACAAGGCTGCTGAAATGACTCCAGCATATTTAGACTCAGCAAATGCTCAGTCATCAGGAATCGACGGTACTGGAACAAAGGGCATTAACCCTGGAACAGTATACCGAAATGGATACGGTCTATTTGATATTATTACTCCACCATACAACATGTATGAGCTAGCAAACTTTTATGATACATCTTTTGCTAACCATGCTGCTATTGATGCTAAGGTAGAAAACGTTGTAGGTCTTGGATACCGTTTTGATATTTCAGATAGAACATCTTTGCGTCTTGAAACTTCAAGTGATGAGCAAGCCTCTTCTCGTGCTCGCAAGAGAATTGAGCGAATGAAGATTGAACTTCGTGATTGGCTAGAGAATTTAAATGATGATGATTCATTTACAAAGACTATGGAAAAGGTATATATAGACTTAGAGGCAACAGGAAATGGTTTTATTGAAGTAGGAAGAACTGTTGAAGGCGACATTGGATACCTAGGTCATATTCCAGCAACTACTGTTCGTGTACGTAGACTAAACGATGGCTTCCTTCAGATTATTGGTCAGCAAGTAGTTTACTTTAGAAATTTTGGGGCTAAGAATCAAAACCCAGTTACTGTAGATACTAGACCAAATGAGATTATTCATATTAAGCAATACTCACCACTAAATACGTTTTATGGTGTACCAGATATTGTTGCTGCTTTTCCATCTTTGATTGGTGACAAGTTAGCATCGCAATACAACATTGACTACTTTGAAAATAAAGCGGTACCACGGTATATCATTACTTTAAAGGGTGCCAAGCTAAGTGCAGATGCAGAAGACAACATGTTTAGATTCTTACAGACTGGACTAAAATCTCAATCCCACAGAACCCTGTACATACCACTTCCTGGAGATACAGATCAAAACAAGGTTGAGTTCAAAATGGAGCCAATTGAAAATGGTATTCAAGACGGATCATTTAAAGAATATAGAAAGCAAAATCGTGATGATATTCTGATTGCTCATCAGGTTCCAATCTCTAAACTTGGTGGTTCTGATTCTGGTATCGCAGCAGCTCTATCTCAAGATCGTACATTTAAAGAGCAGGTTTCACGACCAGCACAGCATCATCTTGAAAAAATTATCAATAAAATTATTAAAGAAAAAACAGATATTCTAGAGTTAAGGTTTAATGAGCTAACTCTTACAGATGAAATTGCTCAGTCTCAAATTCTTGAACGTCTTGTTAAGACTCAGATCATGATGCCAAATGAGGCGAGAGAAGCTCTTGATCTTCCACAAACTAAAGACGGAGATACCCCATTTGTAATGTCTCCAGGGCAAGCAAATGATACTCAATCAAATGCAACTGCAAATCGCCAACGGGATACAGAAAGAGTTAACAACCAGTCAGATGGCCCAGCAACCATCGCTGGAAGAAATCCTAAAGGCGAAGGAAGATCATCTCAATAATTGAGAAACTCAATAAATGTTTGGTATAATAGATAAGCTATGATTATAAATAAAGCTTCCTGGGTTACAGACGGAGACAACGTTCGTCTATCAATGCCTTTTGGCAAGGTAGATCAAGAACGAAGACTAGTTTCTGGTTTTGCGTCTTTAGACAATGTTGACAAACAAATGGACATTGTAACTACCGAAGCTAGCATGAGTGCTTTTGCAAAGTTTCGTGGGAACATTAGAGAAATGCACCAACCATCTGCTGTTGGCAAAATGATCTCATTTAAAGAAGAAAAATATTTTGATCCAGAATCAAAGAAGTTCTATAAAGGAGTATACGTTTCTACCTATATTTCTAAGGGTGCCCAAGATGCGTGGGAAAAAGTTCTTGATGGTACATACACTGGTTTTTCAATCGGGGGACGAATGAACAAGTGGGATGACGCATATGATGATACAATGGAAAAGCAAATTAGAATTATCAAGGACTATGACCTCATTGAGCTATCTCTTGTTGATAGTCCAGCAAACCAATTTGCTAGCATTATGTCAGTTGAGAAAGTTGATGGTGTTGATATGATTAAAGCAGATAACACTGTTTTAGAAAATGTATTCTATGACAAAGAGTCTGGATTAGTTATTGTTTCTGAAGAAGAGACACAAGTAAGTCCTGCAACTGGACAAGAAATGAAGAACATTGGTTTTGTTGAAAAAGATGATTTAGAAAAAGCAAATATGATAAAGTTCTTAGTTGATAGTGCTAAAGGCATTAGTACAATTAAGATTACTAAGGAGGTAAATCCAATGACAGAAGCAACAGAAGTAGCAGTCGAATCTGCAGTTGAACAAGTTGAGATTACTCCAGAGGCACAGCCAGTAGTTGAAGAAGCACCAGTAGCGCAAGAAGCTCCTGCTGCAGAACCAGCTGATGGTAGTGCAGAGTCTCCAGCTGCACCTGCAGCTGAGACTGTAGAGAATACTGCAGATAAGGCAGACAGCCTTGAAGCAAATGCAACAGCATCTAACGAAGAAATTGCTAAAGCAGTTTCAGACATTAAGGATTCTCTAACTAATGCCTTTGGCGATCTCTCTTCAACTGTAAAATCTTTACATGAGCAGATTATGACACTAAGTAAGTCTCTTGAATCCGTAACTAGTGAGGTTAAGGAAGTTAAGGGAACATTTGATGAGTTTGGCAAGCGAGTGGATGACGTAGTAGCAGACACAGCTTTCCGCAAGTCTGGCGATCTAGGCGAGATCGTACAGTTCGAACCACTTAAGGTTCAAAAATCCCTATGGGGCGGTCGTTTCCTCACATCAACCGACCTATTCAACTAAGATATAAAATCACTAGGAGGTGAACAATATGTCGGAACAAGAAACAAATATAGAAAAGAACTACCCAGGATCTGGTGGCAGCGGAGCAGAGATTAACTCTCAAGGCGCAACAGTATCTGGAAATATCGGTGGTGCAACTGCCCGTAATGCTGATGGTAACGTAAGTCCAGTAACAGCACTCGGTCAGACAGCAACAGCTAACTTCGGTGTCACAACTGGACCTAACGCTGTAAACCCAACTGGTACATCAGGTGGTATTCTAGCACCAGAGCAAGCTCGTCGCTTCATCGACTACGTGTGGGATGGAACAGTTCTCGCCAAAGATGGTCGTAAAGTAACAATGCGTGCTAACACAATGGAAATCGAGAAGGTTAACGTTGGAGAGCGTGTAATCCGTGCTGCTGCTCAAGGTAGCCCAAACTACACAAACGCAGGCGCAACATTCTCAAAGGTAGAACTAACAACCAAAAAGATTCGTCTTGACTGGGAAGTTTCTACAGAATCACTAGAAGACAATATTGAAGGCGGTGCTCTTGAAGATCACCTAGTTCGTCTTATGACAAACGCTTTCGCTAATGATATTGAAGATCTAGCAATTAATGGC